AGCAGCGAACATCATCGGATACAACGCAGGCGATTCAATCGACCAGGTTGTCCGTGAAGTTCTTGCAGGCGGAAGCAACGTTGTCTATGCAACTGGTGGTTCCTCAACCCCAACGAGCCGTGAGTCAATCTCGGCTGACGACGTACTAGCCGCTGACGACGTTCGCAAGACCGTCGCACAGTTGCGTGGAGCTAACGTAGCAACCTTCAACGGTTCATACATCGGCTTCATCCACCCAGACGTTTCGTACGACTTCCGTTCGGCAACTGACGCAGCAGCATGGCGCACCCCTGCTAACTACGTCAACCCAGAGGGAATCTACAACGGCGAAATCGGCTTGTTCGAATCCGTACGTTTCATCGAAACCCCACGCGCAAAGGTATTCACCAACGCATCGAACGGCACCAGCACAACTGGTTCAATCGACGCGTATTGCACGCACATCATGGGTCGTCAGGCTCTTGCAAAGGCGTACAGCGTACAAGACGGCAACGGTGCAGTACCGAAGATTGTCCGTGGCAACGTAACCGACCTCCTCATGCGCTTGCAGCCATTGGGTTGGTACTGGTTGGGTGGCTATGGTCGCTTCCGCGAAGCATCACTCCGCCGTATCGAGTCAGCATCAAGCATTGGTGCTAACTAATAACTGATTACAGTTGAAGCAAAAGCCCCTCAGCACCGATTCTGGGTGTTGGGGGGCTTTCGTTTTGCTATAGTCATATAACACGAAAGGTTTACAATGTCGATTTCTAACTATGCAGAACTAGCGTTACTTGACACGCTTCGCAATACCTCATTCGCTGTCGCTGCCACATACGTGAAGTTGCACACTGGCGACGCTGGTGAAGCAGGAACAACAAACGCCGCAAGTGAAACCACTCGCAAAGCAATCTCGTTCTCAGCAGCATCATCTGGTTCGATGGCATCATCTGCAACTGTTGAATGGACAAACGTTGCTGCAACAGAAACCTATAGCCATTGGTCGTTGTGGGATGCAAGCACAGCGGGCAACTGTTTGTGGACTGGCGCACTATCTACATCAGCAGCCGTGACCGCTGGCGACACTTTCCAAATCACCTCACTCACGCTGTCTCTCGACTAGCCGTTAGGGGATAACCCCTTATGGCGCAAACAGCAGTCACAGGTTTTAGCGAACCATTCTTAGACACACACCCGTTTTATCGCGGGCTTTACTTTCGCACGGTAACACGCACCGCTACAGGACCATCTAACGGTTCATCACAAACAGCATCAGGTGCAACGGTTTCAAGACTTGACCGTCTCGTCGACTATCACACAGGTTTCTACCAAAACGGTGGACGCTTCTACCTTGGTGTTCGTGCAATTGTTACTGTCACCGCCACAGCATCAGGCACGGGCACCGCGTCATCATTTGCTTCTGTTCTCAAGCAACGCCAAGCAACAGGCTCAGGCACGGGAAGCCAAACAGCAACAGGTGTAGCAGTAGTAATCCGCACCGCCACAGGCTCTGGTGTTGGAACGATGGACTCCACAGGTCTTGTCATCCACTTCTACCTGCGAACCGCAACAGGCTCAGGCACAGGAACATCAGCAATAACCGTTGTTCGTGCAGCAGTCAGAACAGCAACCAACACAGGAACAGGAACAGGAACCGCCGACTGGAACATCAACCCTGTTCGCAGCGCAACTGGTTCAGGCACAGGCACATCGACTATTGTTGTCAACCGTGTTGTACTCAGAACTAGCAGCGGTCAAGGTGAAGGCACGTCTACATCGACGCGAACACTCACGGCAATCCGCACGGCGACGGGTTCAGGAACAGGGTCAGGGACTTTGGTTGGTGCCCGCACACGCAGAACTACAGCGACAGGTGCAGGCGACGGAACAGCCACAGCCAACTGGGACAAATCCCACATCTTCCGTGTCCCAATAACTGAAGGCTATCCGTTTGCTGAAAGGCTTTCTGAAACACCACCGAACAGATTGTTTGCTCACACCCCTCAAGGTACCCGCGCCAAAAACTTGTATCGCCTTGACGATGGCAGTTACACCACCACAGACCCACGCAGACCAGAACGCATCACCCGAACCTATTTCGGTGGACATGACAACTTCTTAACCCAAGAAGAAATAACAGAACTTACGGCAGCAGGATATGGAAGTAGTATCACCTAATGGCAACATTCAGACCACCAACCGACAACTTCGTAGTACCAGTAATCGTCGGCGACTACATGGGAGGGTTACGGTTATCGAAAGACCAACGCCTCGCGAACCGTCTTGGCGGCAGGATACAAGCATCACCGCGTGGACGGAACATCTTCTTGCTTACCAACGGAACCTATACCGACGACCAACCTTCAACCCTTGACATGGTTTCAAAAGTGTATTATGGCGGACACGACAACGAGATAACAGAAGATGAAGTAACCGCTTTAACTGCGGCAGGATACGGGGCATACATTTCATGAAGCACAGGGAAACACATCCGAACCTAGATGTTGAAGGCTGCTTTGGTTGCCGTGTTGCAGGTGTTCGTATGGGAACCAACACAACCACTAGCAGGGGGGCTAAGGTGGCAGAAATCAATACAACAGAACGTAACTGGAATAAAGATATGCCAGCATACAAACGTCTTCGAGCTAACGGTTTACAACCTAAGAAGATTGATGGTGCTGCGAACGTGGAAAAGAGAGCGCAGGAATCATGGCAAGTGGAGACAGGGATTCTGCCAACTATCTAAATCTTGTTGGGGTTGACATTGTTAAAGTTGGGTACGGCAAAATGGTTGTCGGACTTAAGACAGCTTTAGAAAACAAAGTTACGCTTACCCCTGACGCAGAACATGTGGTGTTTGCGTTAAGACCAAACCTTATTAAAGGCTGGCACAAAACCCAAACCCCGCACCTGCTCACAATGTGGGAAACCAACTGGCTACCCCCAGAGTTCTCTGACTACCTGCACCATTTCGAAAAAGTCATCGTGCCAAGCCTGCACAACTTCGACCTGTTCTCCCAACACCACGACAATGTGCATGTCATCCCACTTGGGGTTGACCGCGACATATGGTATCCAGCTCCAACGAAACTTAGTGCTAAATACAGGATTTTGTGTGGCGGCTCAGAATGGTATCGAAAAGGACTAGACGTAGTACTAGATACCTTCCTCAAACTTAATCTCCCTAACGCTGAACTGCACATCAAGATTGTCCCCCCGCACCTATTCGCACCAAAGAACATGAACTATCCGAACGTGGTAGTCCACGACCAGTGGATGACCGAAGAAGAAGAACGCGACCTTGTTCGTTCAATGGACTGCTTCATCTCTGTATCCCGCGGCGAAGGCTTCGGACTGATGCCACTCCAAGCAATCTCAGCAGGCGTACCCACCATCTTGTCTGATGCTCACGGGCATAGAGAGTTCTCTGACCTTGCCACCCATCGCATCCCGACTACACCAGTGCCCACCGCTAAAGGTGTATGGCAGAACATGGGCGACTGGGATGAACCTGACGCTGACGCACTAGCCGAAGCCATCATCGACATCGGCAAGAACCGTGAACGTTACCGCCAGAAAGCCGAAACCTATGCAGGGGAAACCGCCGCGTTTAACTGGGACACCGCCGCCAAACAACTCCTACAAATAGTCAAACCATCTGGCAACCGTGTGGTATCTGATTGGCTACCCCTAGAACCAATGTGCCAAGTGCAGGTGAACCGTAAAATCAAAGCCACCATTGGCAACCATCACATCGACCTTGCCCCAGGGAAAACGTATGATGTAGTGTTAAACGTACGCAGCGTGCTGAAAAGCTCAGGATACCTAGTGGAGCCAAAATGATTGAATACAGGGGCGAGAAATTTGCTGGCTACAACAAACCAAAGCGCACCCCAAACGCCAACAAATCCCATGCGGTGTTAGCCAAATCTGGTGACAAAGTAAAACTCATCAGGTTCGGTCAGCAAGGCGTACAAGGCTCACCAGATGGGTCTGCTAGGAACAAAGCCTTCAAAGCACGCCACGCCAAGAACATTGCCAAGGGCAAGATGTCTGCTGCATACTGGGCAGATAAAGTTAAATGGTAACATCTAAGAGTCGACAGGAGACATCATGCCAATGGTAGGAAAAAAAGAGTTCAGTTACGGTGCTAAAGGAATGGCAGCCGCCAAGAAGGAAGCCAAGAAAACTGGCAAGCCTATGAAGATGCAGGGCAAGTCAAAGAAAAAGAAGGGCATGTAACCATGTCTGCTAAAGGTGAAATGTACAAGTCCAAAGCTGCCAAGAAGAAGCATGAAATGAAAGAAGGCTCCAAAGAAAAGATGATGGAGTACGGCAAGAAAGCAAAAAAGAAAAAGAAGTAAATGACCACAGCCGCAACCGTCATAGATAGGACGTTGCGACAACTGCTGTCGGGGACAGTTGAACCGCGCAACAAACTAGCGTCCAGTATCAACTCGTCCGTGACGAGTCTTATTACCACGTACCCACTTGAAGGATTGCGTGCTGGACAGGTTTGCGAAATTGACTCAGAACTCATGTACATCTGGGCAACCGATTCGGCAACAAAAACTTTGACAGTTGAACGCGGCTTCAACGGAACAACCGCAGCATCACACACAGCTGACGCAGTAATAACAGTAAGCCCACGCTTCCCACGCTCACAAGTGCTCGAAGCAGTCAACGACGAAATCCGTGACCTGTCATCCCCGCTTCACGGGCTGTTCCAAGTCAAAACATTGAACATCGATTACAACGGTTCAGACACCATGATAAACCTCACAGGTGTAACCGACATCATTGACCTACTTAGCGTCTCTGTTCGCTACATGGTTGACGACTATCCTGTCGCGCGCAAAGTACGCCTTGTTCGTGATGTACCAACAGACGACTTCGCATCAGGCTTCGC